GGAGGGATATTAGATCAAAAATTAAATTCAGTTAAAGAATTACTACCAATATTAGAAGCAGTATCAGGACAAGGTAAATCGTTGTTGATTATTGCTGAGGATATTGATAATGAAGCTTTAGCAACTTTAATTGTAAACAAGATGAGAGGTACAGTTAATGTATGTGCTGTAAAAGCACCTGATTTTGGAGACAGAAGAACTTTAATTTTAGAAGATATTGCAATCACAACAGGTGGTGTAGTGTTTGATAAGAAAAAAGGAATGAAGTTGGATAAATTTAGCTGGGAGTGGTTTGGAGAAGCTAGAACAGCAACTATTAGTAAAGAAGAAACAACAATAGTAGATGGAAAAGGAGAAGTTGACGCAATTGAAGCACGTATTGAAGAGCTACAATCGCAAATCGAAAAAGCCCAAACTCCGTACGAAACCGAACAACTTCAAAACAGATTGGCAAAATTCGTTGGAGGAGTAGCAATTGTGCACGTTGGTGGTAATACAGACACTGAAATGCGTGAGAAAAAAGATAGAGTTGATGATGCTTTACATGCAACAAAAGCTGCTATTGAAGAAGGAATACTACCAGGTGGAGGTGTTGCTTTACTACATGCTATTAGTGTTTTAGATGATACTAAAAAGGGACATAGAATAGTTAAGAGAGCATGTACTAAACCATTTGAACAAATCTTAATAAATGCTGGATGGGAAGAAAAAGACGCATCCGCAAAAGGTTCATATGAACTAAAAGGTAAAGATAAATGGTTAGGTGTAGATGTAGAAAGTGGTAAAATTGTTAACTTTAGAGAAGCTGGTATTATTGACCCAACTAAAGTTACAAGATTAGCATTAGAAAATGCAGCATCTATAGCAGGCACAATTTTATTAACTGAGTGTACTATTACTCAAGATAAAAAAAGTGATGCCGAAAAAATGAGAGTGTTACAAGATGCACAAGCAGGTAACCTCACAGATAATTATTAATATTAATAACAATAAATAAATAAAAACAAATGAACAAACAAGAATTATTCGAGGCTATTGAAGCAAACTTCAATACCTTATCAGAAGAACATGCAGGAACTACAAAAGCATCACAACAACGTGCTCGTAAAGCTGCAATGGCAATCAAGAATTTGATTACAGACTATAAGAAAGCATCTGTAGCAGAATCTAAATAATTTATTTGGGGGAGCTTGTCTCCCCCAATTAATTTTCGTATATTATGGACATGAAAACAGATACAAACAAAACACAAGTAATAGAGGATATGATCCTTATTGCTCGTAGAGTACCACCAGGAGATAAGTGGCGATTAGTTGCTAATGAACCAGATGGTCCTTTACATAAAACATTAACAGATACGTTAGAAGCGTACATGACAAAAACCGGATTTAGAGGCGAATACAGACTCGCACCTTTAAAAAGTGAATTGTATGCTATATCAACGACTGAAAAGAAAATTGAACCAGTAAAAGAACAACGTTATTCAATATATGGAGAATACTAATAGTTTACTTAACGAGAAGTATAGACCAACAGAACTAAGTGATTATGTGGGTAATGGTAGTTTAAAATCTACTATAGCAGCACAATTGTATAATAATGATATACAAAATTATTTATTTTATGGGCCTGCTGGTACAGGTAAAACCACATTAGCTAAATTAATCGTTAATAAACTTGATTGCGATTATCTTTATATTAATGCCTCAGATGAAAGAGGTATTGACACAATTAGAGATAAAGTATCTGGGTTTGCTAGTGTAGCATCTTTTAAACCCATTAAGGTGGTTATTTTAGATGAGGCAGATTTCCTTACTATACAAGCACAGGCTTCTCTTCGTAATATTATTGAAACATTCTCACGTACAACAAGATTTATTTTAACTTGTAATTATATTGAACGCGTAATAGATCCCTTACAATCAAGGTGTCAAACTATTAAAGTAGTTCCTCCTACTAAAAAAGAGGTTGCAGTACATATAGCTAGTATTTGTGATAAGGAAAGCATAAGTTATGAACCAACTGCCATTGGTAAAATTGTAAACAAGTTCTATCCGGACTTACGTAAGATGCTTAACACTGTCCAAGCAAGTAACATCGAAAATACTCTAGTATTAGATGATTCATTACTTGTTAGTACTAGCTATTTGTCTGCTATTTTAGTAGAATTAACAAAAGCAAAACCTAAATTTAATACTATTCGTCAAATAATTGCTGACTCTAATGTTGATGATTTTGAAGAATTATTTAGATTTTTATACGATAATGCTGACAATTATCTTCCTGGTAAAGCAGGTACAGCAGCTTTTCTAATTAATGAGCATCAATATAAAGCTAATTTTAGAATTGACAAAGAGATTAATGTAATGAGTTTAATTAATAATTTAATAAATACTAAGTAAAATGGAAGCACCAAAACAACCAAACATTGATTTAAAATCAACAGAAGGAATGAAAAACGCTGAAGGCGGGAGTATATTCAAATCAGGAGTTATCTTAAGAAAGATTTCTAAATTCGTAGCAGGAACAGATAATGATGCTATAATGCCTATTCCAATTTTTTATGATCCAAATACTAATAAAATTTTAGGTGAAGGATTACCATTAGAATTGAGAGAGGAATTAAAAGATGAAATAGTATAATGAAAAATATCTGGGATTGGCTTAAGCAAATAAATAGTCTTAAAGCTGATCCCAGTTCCTTTTCTGATGAAGAATGGGAATTGTGGAACAGTTATATGATTCATAGATTTATGTCTATGAACCCAGATTATTTAGACTTAGTAAACGAGGCACAACAGATTATGCCTCAGCACAAGAAGGAAATTTATAGTATTTATAGAGAATTTATACCTAAGAATAATAAATGGAATAAATACATTAAATCTAAGACAAAACAACGAAACAAACAATTGATAGAATACCTCAGTAGTTATTGGGAGTGTTCGCAAACTGAATCAAAAGACTATATAAAGTTTTTGGATAACGATGAAATCGTTCGTATATTAACATCAATTGGATTAAACAAGAAAGAAATTAAACCATTATTAAAATGACAAAAGAACTATACAACATGCTATTTACCTCTGCTCATGCAGATAAAGCCAAATCTCTATTATCACTAGAATTACTAGGTAATAAGGGAGTTGGTATTGGTGACCATTCAACAGTTGATTTCTATAAAAATGCAGAAGAAGCACTTATTAGTTTAGTTGATGCTGATGATAGATTAAAAGCCTTAGATGATTATTTTCCTCAAAAACAATCAATCAATGGGTAGTTCAGTTACAAATTATTACGATAAACTTGAAAAAAAAGTTAAAAATATGAGCGATAGAGAAATTATGAATTCTAAAAACGGTGTAACAGCAGCCGTCCAAATATTTGAACAAGAATACCCACACTTATCAAAAGAATTTAAAGAAATACAAAAAGAAATGTATAATATGTTTGCTGCTAAGCATATGGATTATGGTTTAAATAACATAACATTAGGTGGAGATATTCTTAATAGTAAGGATGATAAAAAATTCTCACTAACAGGTTTATGTATTCGTTTAACAGATAAAATATCACGTTTAAAAAACTTATTAATTAATGGTAAGAATTTTGTTAAAGGTGAGGGTATGGAAGATACATTTCTAGATATTGCTAATTATGGTATAATAGGTCTTTTAGTAGGTCGTGATAAATGGAGAAAGTAGTTTGGCAAAAAAGGTACCAAATATTGTTAAGGAGATTAAAAATAATCCACCACCAGGAATAAACTTTGCATTTCAGAAGAATATATCTTATTCTCAAATGTCAATATTTAGAGGTTGTCCTCATAGGTGGAAACTCCAGTATAAAGATAAAATCAAACGATTTACATCTTCTATACATACAGTATTTGGTACTGCAGTACATGAAGTAATGCAACACTATTTGGATGTAATGTACGAAAAATCAGCAGCCTTTGCTGATAGAGACATAGATATGTCTGAATTATTTCAAGAAAAATACATAGCCGAATATCAAAAGCAATATAAAGCAAACAAAAATCAACATTTCTCTGATGCAGTTGAAATGAGGGAATTTTTTGAAGATGGTATTGCTATATTAGAATGGTTTAAGAAAAAACGAAGCAGATATTTTAGTAAAAAAGGTACATACTTAGTTGGTTGTGAAGTACCGTTAGTAATTGCGCCAAATAAAATGTTAAATAACGTATTATACATGGGGTATCTAGACGTTGTCACATACCATGAAGGAACAGATACATTCAAGATAATCGACATAAAAACCAGTACTAAAGGTTGGAATGATTATAACAAAAAAGATGAAGAAAAACAATACCAATTGTTACTGTATAAACAGTATTTCTCTGAACAATATGGTATACCATTAGATAAGATTGAAATTGAATTTTTTATACTTAAACGAAAAGTATTAGACGCAGATGATGAAAATTTATTATCCCCTTATCAATCATATAGAGTACAACAATTTACACCCCCAAGTGGTAAAATTAAATTAGGTAGAGCAAAAACAGCAATTAATAACTTTATAAATGAATGCTTTAATTCAGATGGTAAGATAAAGGATGTTAATTATCCAAAAACACCATCAAAATGGACATGCAATTTTTGCCCTTATAAACTGGAACAAGTATTATGTGGAGCAGGACAAGACTTTTTATAGTTTTAGGAATATTCATATATGTATAGACAAATATAACGTTATTAAAAATTAAAATTATGTCACAAACAAAGAAAATGACACTAACTAGTGTTAAAGTCCAAAGTCAATTATTCGAAAACTTTAAAGTAGAATGTGTTAGGCGAAAATTCTCATTCCAAAAACTTGCCGACCGTAGTCTCTTTTTGTATCTTACAGATGAAGAATTTAGAAAAAAAATCACCAATCAAACAAATATCGAACTATAAAACAGTAATAAGATGAATAAAAGTTTTAAAACCCTTCCTAAAGATCAAAGGAAGAAAATCATTATAATATGTGATGATATTAGAGTACACTCAGGTGTAGCTACAGTCGCTAAAGAAATTGTGACACACACTTGTGGTCACTTCAATTGGGTAAATATTGGAGGAGCAATTAATCATCCTGATAAAGGTAAAGTATTAGATTTATCAAAAGATAGTGGATTAACTCAAGGTATCGAAGATGCTAGTGTTAAACTTTATGCTGTAAATGGTTATGGTACAGATGATGAGTTAAGGCAAGTAATGGAACTTGAAAAACCCGATGCTATCTTATTATTTACTGATCCTAGGTATTTTACTCATGTATTTAATATGGAAGATGACATTAGAAAAAAATGTCCAATAGCCTACATTAATATTTGGGATGATTACCCAGCACCAAGATATAACCAAGCATTTTACGAGTCTTGTGACTTATTCATGGGTATATCAAAACAAACCC